CCTATCAAGAGCCAAGAAAAGAACCTCAAGATCTATGTCTCCCTTTTGAATGCGGTGAGTGTATGGCACTGACCAAGTAAACTTGCCCCAGTCTTTTTCTGGAAACCAGTCTAGCCAAGTCTTAATAGTAGTAGTTCTAAGTTGGGGGTTGGTATTACGAATAATAGCCCAGCGGCTTTTGCGTATTCCGTCTGGGCCTTTGTTTTGTTGTATAGCGCGGCGAAATACTTCTACACAGCAGCCAACAGACTTACCAGAACCAACTGGGCCTCTTATGCCACGAAAGAAGGTATCATCCTTCATAAAGGTTTTGAGTACATCGCCATCAGGCTTGTACTTAAAATCTATCATCTAAGACCCTTATCGACTCCAAATCGGATCATGTCTTCCACCACTTCTGGCGCAATGCTTTCAATCAGCTTATCGCAAGCTGCGTCACTAACCAAGTGGCTACTCTCGCCAAACTTATCAACAACATAAGCAAGATGTACTTTGCGAACAATCCCGCGAAGAAGATCTAAGTCTTGGCGTTTAATCGTACTAATAAAGCTCATTTCTTTTTAGCAGTCGCTTTGCGCTTGGGCTTTGGTTTAGCCACAGGCTTTGGCTCTGGTGCTGACCCCAAAATAAGGCGACGAGAATCAGCAGTGCGCGTTGCACCAGTGTAAGTTACGCCACCAATTTGATGTGTAGGCCCGTCATAAGCTTCACCATTATTTGCAATAATCCAAGCCATTATTATCCTAAGTCCTTTTCTAAAAGCTCTTGAAGCGGCTGACCAATACAAGGCTTTGCTTCCTCATACATAGATTCAATCATTTCTAATTGATCTTTAAGGCTGTCAGACTTTAAGACAGCACTCGCCATCTGCTTAAAGCGCCACACTTGAGTTACTTCATTCATGTTCTGTATCTCCTTACTTTCTTGGCAATAGCTTTCGGTTGAGCCACATGCTGCTTACCTGCTGCCTTACCCTTTCGTTTAGCTGCGGTTGTAGCTGCATATTCAGAAGAGCTAAGAGCAGCAATAGCCTTACTAGGAAGATAACGCTCACCTGTCTCACTAGACTTCTTGCCAGACTTGGTGCGCCACTTCTGCTTACCCCAGTTAAGTAATGACTTCTGAGGGGCCTTCATCGGTATCCACCGCCCGCAGCCTTGTATCTCTTAGCAAGTAACTGCGCTTTTCTTGCCGACCACTTACCAGCAGCAGTACCTTGAACATTAGCAGCCTTTATTCTTTGGAACAAAGACTTCCGCATTTTAGGCTTGGTATAGTTACCAGCAGCATTAACAGCCATAGTAAATCCTTAAATGGGTTCATACCCAGAGTTGTCTTGCTCTTCTTCTACATTCTTTTTACTGCGAAACTTCTGGCTAGCCTCGCTTTCCATCTTCTTAACTTTCTTTAGAAGGTTCTCGCGCTTCATGCTAGTAACCATCTGTCCATCAGAAGTGCCAAGAAACTCCTTAACCTTGCGACGCAACTTAGTCACCATAGAGTAATCTTCGGGCATACTTTCTAATTGCTTAGAGAGCAACGAATAACGAGCATTTATTCTATCGTTAGGCGACTGACCTTTAGGCATTCTTTTTCTTCTTCATCTTAGCGGCCATAATCCGCTTCTTTAAACCCTCAGGCAAAGTCTTCTGACTACCAGTCAGCAAAGACTTCTTAGGGCGACCAACCTTAGATCCATAAGTTCCTTTTCCCATCGGCATGTTATTTCTCCATCATTGTTAAGAGTGAACGTTGCTGCATTCCTTTGCGCATCTTCGGAACATCGCCAAGAACCTGATCCTCGCGTTTCTTCTTTGTTATGCTAAGAGAGGGAAGTGGGCCAAACTCAGGTTTCTTTTTTTCATATATAGCCTTTGCACTAGGCCCACTACCAAAACACATATCTATGCCTTCCCTGCATTCTTATTACGTTTAATAGATCTATTAGCAGCCCTGCCAATAACTCTTAGATTACCTTTAGAATTATCTCTTGGGTTTCCGTTCTTGTGATCAACGTCCTTGCCATCACCACGCTTGGCAATACCAGCTTGCTCCAACTTGTAACGCGCCTTCTTACGCTTGCGATTATCTTCCATACGCTTAGAAGACTTATCGTACTTGCCCTCACCAGCATTAGAATAATCCCGCACATAATTCTTACTACTAGGCATCAGCTTTTCTTATGCCTCCTTGCAAAATTACGAGCCGCTTCCACAGAACCAAAGCCCCACTTCTTTAAAGCCAACGCCTTTCTAGTAGGGCGACCCTTCTCATCTTTCATCGGCCCCTTCATTCCAGCAAACCGAGCAGCAAAAGAAACACGACGAGGATTAGTACCAGTCTTTAACTGACGCTTTAAATTAGCGCCCTCCTTCCGCTTAAAATAAGCACGACCAGCAGCAGTCAATCCACCAGTCTTACTTTTGTGCTCTTTGCGCATATCCACCACTCTTCATTGCAACCTTGGCCTTCTCAGTGCTAGCACGAGGCGGCTGCTTCTCAGCCTGCTTGCCATACTTTCTTAACGCAGTCCTCATCGGCCAGTGTCATTCTCTCTCAAAGTACAAGTCGCTGTGCCACTCGTATAGTTCCCAGTCGCAATGCCAACTCGATACTGAGCACCAACTGGCTCATAACCAGCAGTCTCAATAGTACCAGTGAAATTATCTACATCAGCCCAAGTACTCCCAGCGTCAAAACTGCGCTGTACAGTAACAGTGCCCACAAACGTCCCAGCAATGCTAAGAGAAAAATCACCCCGTAGGGATAATGCATCGCTGAACGTGTTCTCCGCTCCCACCGCCTTCGTTACTACATCCATCTTCTACGTCCTTCTCAAAAATCATAGAGCCATCCTCCTCACTAACCAAGCCAAGCCAAACCCATCCGTCTCGCCAAATAACCTGCTTAGGAATAACCCTGTACATAAAACCCTTCTAACAAAAAAAATAAAACTGACAATGCACAAACCTGTAGGGTAAATAATGTGAGGAAGGGACCACTTACTTGTACAAACACACAAGTTTTCCCCCACCCCCCTAGCTAAGTGACACTTGGCTAAAGATTTCCCACGAACTAACCTAAGTCTATTGAAACCTTGATGTCTCCAGCCACCTGAACCTGTGAACGATCAATAGGTTTATACCCAGCACGATCAAGCAAATCCTTACTCGCCTCCAGCTGAACGTACTCAGACTTAGCACTCGTAGCTAAACGCCGTACTGTACCAACAGCCAAAGTAGCACTCAGCCCAAACTCCTCATTCATCCTCTGCGCTAAGTACTGCTGCACATGAGCAAGCTTCATAGTCTTGGTTGCAGTTACTCTTCCAGACTCACCCTTAGCATAGCCAGCTTCTTCAGCGGCTTGAGCTATCGTACAACCCCTTGCTACAATCGTGTCTACCAATGCAGTCTGTTTATCAGTCAGCTTGCGGCTTGCTGGAACCATGTCACACCTGTTTTCTAAGCTCAGTCATTAGGAATATATCTATCTTATATCTCATTCGCTAGCCCCCCTCTCCCTCTCTCCCCCCATTACGACACTATTTCTTATATGGCTGTCAATAGTGACGTAACGTAACTATACTAATTACCCTACGTCACACCTGATTATTGCAGTTGACACCATTTGGGCGATGGCCGCGCTACTCATGAACAGAGCCTAAAGTCTCTGCCCTACGGGTGAGTATCGTTCCCTCCTTCGTCGACTATCGCAAGGTGAAAGGCAGCTGGCTGTTAACCGATGGCTTACACCATCGGGCCAGCAAGTGGGGGGAATCTTGCCCGATTCCCCCAGCTGTACGCTTCCCCCATATGGCTGAAGTAAAAAGCAGAAAAAGACTAATAAAAAGAATTTAAACCAGCGCCAAAGCTCGATTGGGGCAGGAGAGATCGGCTTACCACATCAGCCAGCTTCAGAGAAACAGTGTGCTATGCGGATGCTGTTAACCGTGCCGCGCTTACGCTGTGCACGGGCATCCTCTTTGCTGTGTCAACAAAAATGCGGTGCAGTGGCTCCTATTTTTATTGCTCTGGCTGGCAGTTGTGGACACCGTTCTCCCCAGACCTGCCCCACTCTTCACTTTGGGCCGGTTCAAATTGATGAACACACACAAACCAGTAAGGAACTGAAAAAATGGCTACTAAAACAGACGTAAAAGCACTTAAAGCAACCAACCCCGACCAGCCCGCACACCTTGACGGGATCGTCATGAAAGCAGACAAAGTGTATCCAGCAGTATTAGAGGCATGCGAAATAATCACCGCTTTGACAGGCGCAGATATGCCAACAATGCGCCAAGTGGCAGAACAATTGTGCAAAATCACAGAGTATATGCTACCGTACAAAAAGAACGACATGGACGACGCACAAAGCAAACGCATAATTGCAGAGGAAAACCAAAAGGAAAACAGAGCAGGCACCGAAGAAATCACCGAACGCGCGCGCAAGTACGAAGAAACAAAAGTGGAAGTCTACGAACATCTTTACCTTTTACACCGCGCATCACGTGAGAACTTCAAAACCTGCATGGGCTACGAATACAAACCCAAGCCAAAGAACACAGCCGGCCAATCCCTAGCCGACAGAATCGCAAAATACAGCAAGTGATCATAAAAACAAATCTAGCGCGACTTATACCGCGCTGGATTCCCATCAAAATCCTACCGATCAGACTAGGACTTGACACGACCAAATGGTCAAAAATCACACTTTAAAAACGGGGCGGCCAAACGGTCGCCCTAAAAATTTTTCGGCCCTCCGCTTCGCTACGGGCCTCATTCGCCAGAGGAGAAGACAATGCTCAAATCACCAATCACTCCGCTAGATGATAGCGACTACCTGCACCTAGATGCCAATGACCTATGGCTAGATGCAGACGACATCCGCTTGCAATGTGGTGTCATCACTGCATATGAAGCATCACTTGATAGCGACTGGCAGGAGAAAGCATGGCATTGAGCCATGCAGTCTCCTATCAAAAAATGTCACTCCACCCACCCACCCCCGCTCCATTTTTGATGCGGAAAAGTGCGCCATGCTATTCCTCGTTCCTCGGGCATGGTCGCTTGCGTGCAATGGCACGGGCACACCAACCAACAACCACCAACCAGACACACCGTCTCCCTGCCCCAACCGAAGTGACCAAGGGTAAGCCACGATAGGGACTTTACTACGGTGAGATTTTGTAAGGA